CCTGCTTCCAATTCTATTTGATTCATCCTATAAGCAATAGATTCGCAACTAGGATCTATATCAATACTTCTGATATTCTTAACAAATAATTCACTTTGAAATATCATGCTGGCTAATGTGCCTACCCAGCCTCCGTGTATATCTACTGTAGGTTCGGTTTTAAAATTACTGCGTTGATTAACTAGTTCTTTAATTAACCATTCTTTACTTTGCATCTGTCCTCGCCAGAATGCATCCATAGTGCGCATTGGATCTTTGCTTTCTCGTATGGCACATATCCAGTGATGTAAGTGTTCTGTGTCTATTTGCATTTTGGTATCTTACTGTCTGCTGAACTGACACAACTAGGTGTAATACATTTTTTAGGTTCAGTAAACAAATCAAATCCTGTTAAAATATTTCCTAAGGGCAAGTCATGACAACTATAACTACGTTTGACTTCTGTACTCCTTATTATAACACTTTGATAGCCAGCATTACAAGTCCAATCTTTAAACTTATTAAAACCAAATGCGTTAAATCTTTCTGCTTGATCTAACAAGTGTTCTGTACCGTCTGCTTCATATAATGCAATTTGGTATACGTCTTCTCCGTTGGCTCGTTGGGGGAATCCCGTTTGCATCTTGTTGATCATGTCTTCGGTGTAACCTTCGACAACACCGCTGGCTGTCGGATCACTCTGAGGTTTGAGAGTAACGTTGATTCCACGTTTGTGTAATCGTTCCATACGTGCATACAACTCGTAAAACTTTTCTGGAACCATAACTTGATTAACTGTTACATGAACAAGTTCATACATTAACTGCAAGCACTTATCTCCGAACTCTTGCTCTCGAGCAAACTCGTCGTGGAAACTGGCTGTTATACTTCGACGCTGTAACATATCTGTATTCTTACACCAAGTATTCCACCACTTACTTCCTGGACTTAGATTAGTGGTCATGTGTATGCTTTGGTAAGAACTTTCTAACTCATCTAAATGTTTGACTAAATCGTTTAGATACTTATATGCTGTAGGCTCACCTCCGCTGAACGACCAATGGAACTGGTTAAACCCATTGGCTCGCGCTTGACGCTTAATCTCATCTACGGTGGATTTATACACTTCAAGCGGTTGGTGATCTATTTTGTCACTGCGAGCATAAGGCCAGCAGTAACAGCAGTTGTAATTACAAAAACGTCCCAGTATCCAACTAACGTTGAACAAGGGACGATCTAGCATGGTCCGTTGACCAAACTTACTTATTTGTTGGAACGGGATATCTTGAAAAGAATGCATGTAACCACTCAAAGTCATTTATTTTGCCTAAGGCTTCTAAGTCTCCTGCTTTTTGCATACCGTACATCTTGCCATCTTCTGCACCTAGGTACGCCCAATCATTATGTGTCTTATCTTGGAAATATGTACACCATGTCATTAAACGTTGTTCTGTTTCTGCATCTACTTGTCCGTCAATAACTTTTGCGGCAAGTTTTACACACTCACGGAAAGCACTCTTCCATGTATTAAAAGGATCTGTGTTAAATGCTGTAATATTAGACACTTGATCCATGGCTTTAAATTTTGTACTGATACTTGTTGTCATATCAGGTTTAGTAATGTCCATATCTAGTGTAAGTTTGCGTGGAAGTAGTTTGACTCCACCATAACCATATTCTAATCCATTAATAGGATTTTGACTACGCCATACATGAACAACATCCAAGTCATATTCGCTGACTTCGTGATCAAAGTTAAAATCTTCTAACACTTCCGCATCGCCGTCTACTACCCAAAACATTTTTGTAAAACATTTCTTTGCGGCAGCAATATGCGCTTGATGTATACCCTTGATATCTTTAACACGTTTAGCCAACGGAAAACGTTTTTTAAGACGTTCCCAATTGGCTTCTGCGTTAGGCTCTCCGTAACTAATGAATACAATATCGTACATCAGTGCCACTCCACTTCAGGAAACATTGTAATTGTTTTGATCTCTGTGGTATGCGGAACTTCTGCAATGTGAAACACTGCATCTGCAACAATCGCAGGATCTAGTGCATCTTCTGCACTACCGCATGGATAAGGATTCTGTTCATTCCACAGTGTAGTATTAATACCACCTGGGTGAATACTAGAAACTTTGATTTTTCTAGCACGTAATTCTTGTCCAAGAATACCTGCAAAACTCCTCAATGCGGCTTTGCTTGCACAGTACAGACTTTGATTTTGTATTTCTCTAAGTCCAGCAACACTGTTAATAAAAATAATTCTACTGCCTGCTTGCATGGATTTTAAGGCTTCCATGGTTACATACATTGTACCTTTGATGTTTGTATCCACTATAGTGCAGACATCAATATAGTCAACTGAGTCAAAAGGGCCGCCGTGGAATGCCGCACTATTGTTAACTAACAAATCTATCTGTGTACCAACTTTACGCATAGTATCAAATGCACTATGCACTTGACTGATGTTTGCAATATCTGCTGTATAGTGTGTATAGTTTTCTAATCCTTCAGGCGCAGTTCTGCCAATGCCATTTACGTGCCAGCCGGCAGCAATAAATTTCTTTGCAATTGAAAGTCCTAATCCTCTACTCGTTCCTGTAATAACTACTGTTTTCATTGTAAACTCTTTAACCTCTGTGTGGCTTGTTGTAATTCATTGTAGGTTACGTCGTTGATGATCTCGCAACGTCCAATACTCACAGGTATTGGGAGATATTGATTACCATTGCGATGTGTCATAACGTCATTAAGACCTTTCCATAACAAATCTACGTCATAGAAGTCTTCATGCTCTGTTGGTAAACTACAATTTTTAATTGTTTTAAAAATTCTCTCTAGGTGATCGTTAGACAAATATCCTCTTAGATTGCTTATACAACTGCTCAACAAACAATCTAATATTACTGCTTCTCCGTGTAGTAACTTTGGAACATTCTTCATTTCAACCATTGGGCTAAAACTGTGACCAAAATCTACAGGACGTTGTAAATCTCTTTCCCACAAGTTGTCGTTGAGTTCTTGTGTCATTCCAGATATTGCTCTATCAATAATTTGATCAGCCAATACGTGATTTTGAAACTTTTGATTTAGGAGTTGTTGTGGTGCTAACTCCATCATTTCAAACAAGTTGTAATCTAACACTATGGCTAATTTTAAAATCTCAGCCATACCGTTAGCAATTTCTCTACGATCCTGTGTCTTAATAAACGACTTGTCTATTAAGGTAGATACAGGAGGATAAAAACTACCTATTCTATTCCTGCGGTCAAAGTGATTAATACTAGTCTTTGCGCCAACGCTGGCATCAACAATGGCTAGTAATGTTGTAGGTATTCTAACATAAGGGATACCTCTACGATAGATACTACAACAAAATCCTACCAAGTCTAATAGCACACCCCCACCGATAGCAATAATTGGTTCGCTTCTACGTAACACATTCTTCTCTTCAAAGAATGCAAGTACACGCTCTGCGTTTTTCCAATGCTTTTCGGCTTCGTTTGATTCTAGTGTTAAAAACTCTACACCTACGGGAATACGATCCTTGTATAGATTATACACTGTTTGATCAATGATTGCAATCCTACGTTGACCCGGAATAACGTCAAAATCTAACGCATCGGGCACACGATGAATTTCAAATTCAACAGGAAGATTGGTTTTTACACGCCATGTCATAGTAGTCTATTTACTAGACTACAGGCATGGGCATAAAAAAACTTTGCCGCTTCTATATTATCTGCGTGACACTTAAAGGGCAACATTCTAAAGAATTGAGTGGCTTCAAAAAGTTTTACCAAATTGTATTTTTTAGGATATCTATATTTTAACTCATCGTTGAACAATTCATTAAAATAAACAAGATTCTCAGGAACTGCACCTATAGAAAAATCGGTAACATTGCCTTTAACTTTGATAGTCCCATCATTGATTAATCCGTACAAACTGTTACTACATTGAAGCACTTGACTATAGTCCATAAATTGGCTATCGACTATGCCTTCTTCGTACAAATCTATGAATACAATTCTATCAGTCTCTGGATCATACAA